TTTTTACTATCAATCTTTGGAGCTTCTTTACCTAATTGAGGAGAGGTATTAATGTTAATTCTGCGCCACTCTAGTCCAAAAGGGTCTTTAATTGTTTCATATTTATAGCCCATACTTCTTAATTGTGAGGCTATTTTTTCTTCATAGAATTTATATGCATGACTACTTTGCATAACTTCTTCGCCACTCTTAGAAAGATCTACTACCTCTAACCCTTTTGGATTATAATAAATTAAAGGACCTTTAGTGGGTCGGATAGATGGATAAGTTAAAACTAACTGCTTTTCTTTTATTGCTTTTTTTAATGCCTTCTGATTAAATTTATCCGGATCTTTCAAGATTCTTTTTTTATAAATATCAATAGTTTCGTCTAGTTCTTTTATAGTATCATTCCAAAGATAATTACTAATTTTATATTTTCCGTCTCCTAAATTTTTTATAACAAGACCACTTAATCCATGAGTATCGTCTATATAATCGCCTGTTTTAGTATTATTTCTATTAGCCTCTATTTTTGAATCATTTAAATAAAAAGCGCGTTCATTTTCATGATTTATTTTTGCTGCCGTTCTTCCTTTTGGAAAATCTATTTTTTGTATACCACTTTCTCTAGCAGTCTCTATTTCTTTTTTTATGACATTTTCTAACCATTTCTTTTTTTCACTTTGAAATAGCTTACTATTTCGATTTTGAGAAAAAAGATCACTCTGGATTTCAATAATTGCTCTAGCTTGTTCAGTAGGTATATCTTCTGTTCTAGTATGGGCATAATAATCTCGCGCTGTATTAGCATCTCCCTCAAAATGTTTTTCAGTAAGATTAGATTTAATAGGACTTCCTGAATAAATATTCTCTGTATAATTATCTGTATACCCGTTTGAAAACCCTAGTTCTTTATTAGGTATATCTCTACCAGTAGAGCGATTAACTAAATAGAGCTTCTCTCCTGTAATATTTCTTTTAATATTACTTGCTTTGCCATCTGAAACATCTTCAATAGATAATCCAGGCTTTGAATCTAAAATAGTTTTAACTTTATTTGCAGCTTTTTGTTCTCCTTCTGATAATATGGTTCCTGCCTTAGGTCCAAATATTGAAGTTTTAATTGGTCCATAAGGAACATCTTTTTCTTTAGAAGTACTTATTAATGTATTCGCAAATTTTCCACTTTTAGAAAGTTTATTGAGAACGAATAGCCACGCATTAGCCGGATGTATAAGAGCTGGAACTGCAGTAATTATATCAGATAAACCTAATATAGCATTTCTCTCATGAACAGGAAGTCGTCTCATAATTGCATTTTCAATAGGAATAAGTTCTGATAATTGTCTATTTATTCCTTTTATATCTACGCCTGAAGCTTTTTCAATTGCAACTTTTATTTTATCATATATAGAATTTGAAACTCTTTCCATAGCGCTTGAATCTGGATCGAATTTACCAAAACTCCAAGCACCTGCTTTACCAACAGAACGCTTCATCATTTGAGCATCAGCAATATCGACAACACCATCTTCTGTTATCACTTTTAATTCATCTCTCCAATGATTAAATGCTGTTCCAATTTTAGTATTAACACCAAAAGTTCCAGGACTATTTTTAGCAATCTCTCTTTCGGCATCATCAATTGTACTTAATATGTTAATTTTTGCATTTGAGCCACCAATAGCTTTCTTGAGTTGATTAGATAATTCAACAATTCTATTATTAGTATTCTTAACCATATCCTCAAAAGAACCACCAAGATTATATTTAGTAATATTTTCAATTTTAAAGCCATCAGCAAGATCTCTTCCTGAGGGTTTAATGAGAACATTTTGAATTTTTTCTCCAAGCGGTTTAAGTATTGCTTTTGCGATGGGTTTTACTATAACGCCTACAACAGGAATTGCTCCAGCTATTGCTGCATTAAATTTCATTTGTTCTCTATCTCCACCAGTTTGAAGAGCAGTAATTCCTGCAGCTTCACCAGCTAATATTCCTGAACGAGATAATAAACTCATCGCTTTTGCTGCTAAATTACCAGTTTTTCCTGCTTGTGTTGCAATCTTAGAACCCATTATTCCAGCGGCAGCAATTTTAACTGCTTTCGCTGTAAGGCCAACAGGAATAAAAAATTCACCAATTTGTTCTCCGACTTTTCCAATAGTTTGCATACCACCCTCAGCAGCAAGTGTTGTATTCTTTAATTCCTCACCGTAATCAATTCCTCCTTGTAATATTGGATCAATGCTATCTGGTGCTAGTGCTTTAGCTCCTTTTAAAGCAAGTTGACCAATGCTTGTTACTGTCGATAGTGCTCCTTTAGCAATACCTTTATATAGATTAGTAGGTGCATTTAAAACATCTATCGTTCCGGCTAGTATATTATGTCCAGATGCTCTTAATTTTTCAGAAGTTTCATTTCTACTTGAAAACATTTTTTCACTAACACTTAAATCTTCAAAAGGTTTTTGAGTTTGTGGTAATTCGGAAGGAGTAGTTGAAGTTGAGTTTTCATTTTCAAATTTACTTTTAAAATCATTAACAATTATTTGCACATCTTGTTGAGGTGCATTTTTTTTAGACAAATCCATTACAATAGAATCTAATTGCTTTCTTCTTTCTGCTGTTAGCATAATTTTAAGATTAGTAATTTATCCCATATTTATTTTTTACAGATGACATTTCGCTATCTGAATAATCAGATGCTCCAAAGGAATATTGAGTAAGATATTTTGCTCCATCGTTTATATTTAATCTTTCATTAATTCTTCTAGAATATTCATTAAATATATTATCATAGGATTTTTTAGAAGCTTCAAATTTCTTTTCAACAGTCATTTTTATATTTTCTCTTGCTTTTTGAGTTAAAAACTCTTGATTATTAACAACTCTCATCACATCATAACCAAAACTAGCTGTCCATTGTTGAGCATATTTCTGAACTGTAGCATATTCACCTTCTCTAACGACAGAATCTGGATCCATAGCCTTAGCAAAAGAATAAATCAATCCTTGGTCATCAGCTGGATTTGAAGAATCTTTAGCAAGAGATTTAATGAATGTATTTGCTTCTTGTAGTTTTCCAAAAGTTCTAACAAGTAATTCATTATCAAATGAACCAGCAATAGAATTAAGAGCTGAACTTTGTTGAGTTGTTAGTGCTTTTTCTCCAGATTTAATTCCAAACAATGAACCGTTTCCACCTTCGTGCCTATACATTTCTTTAATAACTTGAGCTTTATCTGCAAAGCCTAATTTTTGCCAAGCTTGATTATTAGCACCAGCTATAGCGTTAGTATAAGTCCAGCGAGCATCTCCTGATTGAGTCATAAATCCTATTTTATCTATAACTCTTATTGTTGTTTCGATTGGATTTCCTAACAACTTTGCTGTAAATAAATTAGGATTATTTGGAAAAGCATCACCAATAGTATAATCTACGCCTTCAACTAATCCAGCTTGTTTGGCAATATCTGTTGTAAATGCCGTTGGATTCATATGTCTATCAGTTCTCATATCATTTGAAGTAGAAAATCCATAATTAAGTTCTGGATGGTCTCCATAATATTCTTCTTTTTTCTGAGCGAGTTCGGCATCAAATTTTCTTGCCTGCTCTTTTTTCTCGATATCAAACTTAGCAGCATCAACTGCGCTACCATATACCTTAGAAATATCACTACCTCTACTACTCTCTACGGAATTCATAATCTGTTTAAAGATAGAACCTGATACTTTTGTTGGATCAAATTGGCCAGCCGTAACCTTACCTTCTTTTCCTTGTCTATCTTGATAAACTGATTTAGATACGGCTCTCATAACATTAGAAAAATCAGTCAAGCTACCTTGCTGTTGGTTTTCTGTTGAAGGTAAAGTAGAAGTGCCTGTAATTGGAGCTGCAAGCGGATTAGAAGCTTTCCAACCTTCAGGCTTCCAAGTTCTAGAAGTGGAATCCCAAACTGAAGTAGGCGCTTTTGTAATAGGTGCAACTGGATCACTCCAAATCTTTGAAGGTAAAGGAGTTAGAATGCTATTAGGTGATTCTTTTTTAGGATCTAGAAAGGAAAATGGATTAGGCATAATATTTAATTAAAATTTAAAACTTTAAACTGGTCATCGCTTTTTCATCATAAATAGCTTGCTTTCTTTGTTCAATATCAGCTACTTGTTTTTCATATAAATCTCCTGATACATTTCCGAGTGGATTATAACCTTCGAGAGTTGGTAAATTTTCTGTTCCTAAGGTAGATTCTGCTTTTCGACCAATATCAGTTAAATTAGATCCTAGGTCTTTTGCTCTTTGAGCTAATTGTCTATTAGATTCATCTATTTGTTGTTGAGTTTGAGTAGTGAGATCTTCTATCTTTTTTGTATAACCTCTATTAGTCGATTCAACTACATTTGCATTATAGTCTGCTAATTGTTTTAATGGTACTTCTTTTTTTGTTGAAAAAGTTAAGCCTTTAGAAGCAGCATCTTCAATTACAGTATCTCTTTGTCCTTCATAGGATTGCTTTAATTTAGCTAAATCTGATTGTTGTTCTAGTGAATAGAAATCTTTATTTTTAGCTAAATCTGCAGAAATATTTTTAATCTTAGTCTCTAATTCTGTTTTTTGATATTCGTAAGTATTTTTAGTATCATCATAAGAACGAGCAACTTCATCTTGAGCTACAGTTAAAAAACTCTTCCAGTATGGATCAGCTTGCGCAGTTGCTTCTTTTAAAGACGCTTCTAGTAATTTTATCTTTTCTTTTGAATCACTTTTTGAAGTAGTATAATTAAATTTAGTAAATTCTTTTTGATCCTCAGAGAGTCTTTGATACGAATCCCAAGCGCCATTGTCTTTTAAAGCTTGTTCGAAGGCTTTAGTATCTTTTGATGAAGATTTAGAGGAACTAGAAGAAGAACTCTTAGCGGAGCCCTTCTTTGAACCATCTTCATTATAATCGTTTTTTGAGCCACCAAGCATCTGAGCTGCATATTCACGCTTACTCTGACCTTTTGCTCGTTTGTTAAAATTTAGTGCCATATAATTATTATACCACAATTAATATTATTTATCAAATCAACTAATCAGTTGACATTTTTATTTAGATGTATTATACTTTTGATAGGGGTTTAGTCGTCTCTTTTAGACCCTCTTCTATTTTTTCCAACTTAGAAAGCTCAATAATCAAATTATTCACCTCAGCCCAAGGGCGAGAAGAAAGATAATTAAGAATCTTCTGTAATTGGTCAGCTGTTAATTTAAAACTCATATAATTATTATTAAAAAATTATGAAACATCTATGGAGTATTGGAACATTACTATTAGGATTTTTTATTGGTGCTTATCTTCTTTGGATTGCGTTGCTTCCTAATGAATTGTGCAGATTATTCGGAGGAATTTTTTGGATTATCTGGTTTCCGATTTGGTATTTATTATTATTAAATTCTTATGAAGAATAGTCTCTATCTTTTTATCGCCTGGTTATTCCTTTTTTCAACGGGTTGTTTTCTTTTGCGTCAATATTCTGAAAATCAGTTATATATAAATCCTCTTTGTGGTCATCTTGAAAATGTTATTGGGTATAAATTCGGTTCTGATCAATGGGATAATATGAATAACGGCGGTAGCTGTTTTGTTAAATTTCCTATTGGAGTGATGACGATTTGGAATGTCGGAGATTGCAATGATTATTCTGAACCTATTACTTATCAGATAACGGATTATACTTGTCATTAAGCATTAGCAGTGCTTTCTCCGCTTTCAGCAGTCAATATTCCATCTTTCCAAGTATATCCTCTATAATTATACTTCAATGTTCCGCCGTCCCACCAAACAGATGTAACTAAATTTCTTGTTTTTGACACTCCCGCTGTATCATCACTTGACCTGAATTTTCCCCTTATATTATTACTATTTACATTAATACTACCACAAGTCAAAGTTCCTCCAAGGGTGGTATTATTTGAGTCGTCTAATTTAAAAACTAATGTATTTTCATTATAAATAAGATATTCACCGCTACCTCCAGTAGCATTATAGTTTATTTGACACCATTCATTAGCCTTTAGATGTAAATAATTATCTGCTTGAATTTCAACACTTCCTCCGTGAGTTCCATCATTATATCCCGTGACATAACCAATTTTTGTAGAACCACTATAAAATTTTAATTGTCCATCGGTGCTGTCCATCCAAACATCGACTGCTCCGCCTGTTGCCTTGACTGTTCTACCTATTAATGTTCCAGCATTAATTAAATCAGCATTTATATTAGCCGATATTATAGCTCCTGCCGACACAGTTCCGGCGAATGTTCCTGTTGCTCCCGATAATGCACCACTAAAATTTCCAGTAGTAAAAGTAATTGAACCGGCAGCAGATATTTTTATTAAAGCATCTGCATAAGTTGCATAATTACCCCACCACATATTTCCATTGGCGTCTACGTGCCAAGCGTTTGTTCCGATTGTGATCGCACCTAGAGAACCGGATGCGGCAGTTAGTGTTCCTCGAAATACTCCGTTATTAAATTCTACATCTCCATTAGCATTTACTTGCCATCCAGTGATACCTGAATTAAAATTAGGTGATTGTAAATAATCTATAATACTGCCTGCTCCGATATTTTGAGGAGCAACTGCGTTACTAATATTAGATTGAATAGCTGTTGGGATACTACTAAAAAGACCCGGCTTTTCCAAGTTCAATTGAAATCCTAAATCTTTATAGAGATCAATCATTTTACTGTATCATAAATAGTTATACTTTTCTCTGGAAATTCCCAACCTAATATTTTAACTTGTCCGGAATCGGAAGTACCTGTAATTTTTAAATTAAACCAATTTCCTTCCATTTTAAAATCTATAATTTGAGTAATCGGATCTTGAATAGGACCAAATGACTTCCATTCTTTAGGGTCGTTTGAATTATTTCTTATTAAAACTATTCCATTTGCAATATTTTCAGTCAATAAATGAACCACGCTTACATTTTTCTTTAAAGCTCTTTGGCCTAATTCTAAATCTTGTGACTCTAATGAATAAGTTATTGGAAGAGGATTAGCTGCGAAATCTGTATAGCCTGTATTTAATTGTAGAATCTGACCATCAATATCACCTACTGCAATTTGAGAGATTCCATTGGAATCTACATATTGACTAAATATTCTAAATGTATTTCCATATGATCGCACCTCCCAAGATTCTGTCGCAATATTATATTTTAAAACTACATTAATAAATGTATCTAATCCAATAGTAATATCTCCAATTGAAAAATACCCATACTCATCATCCGCCCAACAATAAACATTTCCCCAGTTAGCTCCAGGAATATTATCAATGAAATCTTGAATTGGCTTAGAAATTCTAATTGGATAACCACCATTAGTTGCCCAAACACCCTTAGTATTAATAAATAAAGCCATCTCTTTTGCAGTACAAACACAATCTTGAGAATAAACTCCTTGCTTAATAAGATCTTCTGGATAAGTAGATGCACCATCCCAGCGCTTCATAGTTCTATTTTTGAATATTAAGATATAGCCTGGTACTTTAGCTAGCGCTACAATATCTCCTCCATTATCTTCTTGTTCTACTTCAATTTGACCTGCTCCAGTCGAACCAGTAGCTGTCCAAGAAATTGTTTTAGTAGTTGAATCTGCAATACTAGAATATTGCAAAATTCCGTTTTTAACGCCAGCTCCATAGACTCTATCTTTCCATTCGAGAAGCACTTTAAATTTAGGCATATTAGCTAAATCAAAAGCACCTGCAGTTGCAATCCAACCTCCTCCAACAGTATAAGATTTACAAGCATCTGTTCCATTTACTCTTACTGTGGCTCCAAGATAAGTAAGAAATCTAGTTTTAAGATCTTTTGTATCGTCTTGCAATGATTTAGCACCAGAACTAGCTAAATAAATATCATTATTTGTTCCATCAGAAAACACTCCAAATAATACTGTGCCTGCTGTTTCAAAATGCTGATGCAAGCCTAAACAAGGCTTTCCTGCGACCATTTGTACTCCTAATCGATCAGTACCTAATCTTGATAATAAAGCTCCTATTATTTTATCAGAATCCAAATTAAGACCTAATTGATAAGAATTTTTAGGAGCTAAGCTAGGTTGTACTGTTCGAATAGTACCCTTAGAAAAGTCTCGATATTGTATTAAAGCTAATTGTTTTGGCATATTATTATGATCGATCAAAATCTAAATTATCCTCCATATTATAATTTATTCCGGAAATTTTTGGATTTCTCTTAAATTTCTGACCACTATCTTCTCTTCGGATTGCATCATTAAGTATAGTCAAAAACATTACCCAGTCACCATCTTTAAAATCTTTCTTGCCATTATTGTCAGTAATATTTTTAATTTCCCATTTCAACCAATAGTCAACTAAATCGTATCTAGTCCCAGTCAAAATATCTGTATCACTATCTATTTGCACAATATCAGTATAGAAATCCATATAGATATTTTTTCCTGTATCTGTTTCATTATTTAAGCCCCAGATATATAAATATCCATCCCAGATAGAAAAATAATTAGGAGTTTCTTCGCGCTCATTTATCCAAACATCTAATTCGGCTGTCATATCAGCAGTTAGTGCAGTTACTGTTAGAGTATTAGTAGTTTTATCATTCGCTGAATAATCGATCTCGTATAAAGTATTGTTTTTATAAATATGTATAGTTCCTGTGTCATCAAGATCAGCTGTCGACGTTAAAATCAACGCTGTCGCAGAAGTTAGCGCAGTAGTAGCTACAGTTGTATGAATCACATCTTTCATCATTTCATTAAATTCTCTTTTGTCTTTATATATAAGAGTATCTCCACTTCCAACTCTTATAGATAAACAAGATTTATTTGAATTTTTGTCATAATAAGTAGTAGGTAATTCAAATCTATATTCACCTCTATTCATTTGATCTATAATATAATCAAATTCTTGATAATTACTCCAGGTTTTTAATTTACCTCTTGTAAAACTAAGGCAAGCATTAATTCTTCGAATTAATATATCATATGTCAAAATATCGCTGAGATTTTTACCTAATTCTGCTAGTGCTCCATAAATAAGATAGCCTACTGTATTTATTGCATAACCTTCGAAAGGAATTGCATCAGAATAATTAGAAAATGTATTTGTAATAGTTTCTTTATAACGAGTAAAGTAATAACCTGAGGTATAAGTACTATCATCATATCTAATTTCAGGATTTTCAGGATTAATAGTTTGAGTGGACATTACTGTCTTAGTTCCAGTTTCAGTAGTTGCATGAGATATTTCAATTGAATCATAAGGAATAAGATATACGGGAGTATCTTTTGGATGTGGCTTAGTTGTATTTGAAGCTAAAGTTACTGTAAAGCTAGTAGGTGCTGTAGATCCGTGTGTTTTAATAATTTCAGATCCTTCTTCGCCATATTCTCCTATAAGAAGAATTTTATTTATAGCAAAATCAGTTATACTATAAACAGTAAAAGAGTTTACTCCTGCAGCAATAGAAGCTTTTAGTGATGATTTATTAGTATCTTGCCATAGGTCAGATACATCTACTAGTAATGGTCTAATCGGCATATTGTTTTATTAAATTGATTATCTTTTTATTATTATAACACCTTTTTTATTTTTTGGTAACTTCTATGAAGCCTGTAATTTTATAATTACGACTTATTAAATAAGTAGTATCTCCATAAAAAGGATCTGCTACTTTATAGCCAAACATTTTTGAATATCCAATCAAAACTACCCAATGATTTCCATTTACTTGCAAGATACAAGCGCTATTTTTCGATGCTAAAATTTCTTTTATCTTTACATCATTTTTAGTATAATATCGATAAATAAACTTCATTGGTAAAATACTTTCTGTGATTGATTTCCATAAAATTAAACCTTCTAACGTAAAAGATAGATTTTTTGCCATCCATTCAGGATCTTTATATTTTCCATACCATTCTGATAGCATTGACAGACTTGTTATTACGCAGCCATAATCAGCAATAGCTGAGTTACTTTTTCCAATTTTTACATTTCTCCATAAAGGATTTTTTTGACTCAATATGATCATAACTTTTTTTTGTTGTAATTTTCAAAACTTTCACTTCTTTGTTGAATAAGGCTTTTCCTCGATTCAACTAATAATAGTTTTGCAAACACAGTCTTTGAAATTAAAAATAAACTAATTAAAATAATTACTACTACTAAAAATAAGTGCAATAAGAATTTATGTATATGTTTAAATTAAGAATTAAGTTGGCTTGAAATTATTCTCCTAGTAAAAATAATTTCGCGGTATCTAAAATAATTATTTTTTTTATGTGGGAGTATTGGCGTTGCCTTTACTCCCGTTTTTTTAAGAGTGTCCTGGATAATAATCCTTGATTTTTTCGCAACAGAAATGATTTTGCATTGCGAAGCTTTTGGAGATTTGAGACTTCTTGTTTTCACAGAGAGAAACTATTTCTCCGTGGTCAATGGAATAAAAATGCTTCTCGCATTCGTGGCAACTGAATTTATGCATAACATCCTCCTTTGACCCAGTGTCCAAAAGTGAAATTTGGAACAGATTTTTCGATTGTGCATTTTTTGCACAAAAGAGCTTGCGTGTCGTAGTTGTCAATTTTGTCAAAAGGACAACCTTGCGTTGCACAGTCAGTGCATTTGTGAAAACCACCCGTTAAATTACAGGCAACTTTTTCACAACATTCGTAACATCTGTAAAGTTTCATAAGTCCTCCTTATTTGATGAGCCCTTGGCAGGAATCGCAAACAATGTATGCGTAGTAATCAGGTGTCTTTTCTGAGAAATGACACGGGATTATTCCGCAATGGTAGCATTTAATAACCGCACTTGCGACTATACAAGCTACTCGTCTCTGACATTTTTCGCAGATTAAGAGTTTTCTCATCTAGTCTCTCCTTTTTATATTTGCATTGGACCCAGAAGTCTCCTAACTTAATTATAAGCCTAGGAAACAATTCACATTTATCGCCAAAACAATGATAACAATCTCTGCATTTCATATTTATTCTCCTTTCAAGGAACATGATTTTTTTCAATCTACATTATAGGATTATTTGAAGAAATAAATCATCCTAAGATATAAATAAAAAAACCCGACAGTTATGTATTAAATAGTGTTTTACTCATAAATTTATAATAGTATATTATTTATATTTTGTCTAACTTAGACATAAGAAGATTTAAAACTAACCCAACGAGAGTTGTCGCAGTGAACGCTAAGACCCAATACACTAATTTTTTTAACTCATTGAATGATTCTTTTTCCGCCTTTGTGTTTACAGAGCTTTCTAATTTTGTAACGTACACTTGGTCGGCTTTTGTTTTACTTATTTCTTCAAGTTTGTCCATTGTTTCCTGATGTTGCTTTCGTCCATCTTCGGTGATTTCTTTGTGCTGTGCGTCATTTTTTTCTAAACCTCTTTTAATTTCAATTAATTGCTCTTCCATGTTAGTGAGTTTTGCACCCTGTAAAGAGTAACAATTATTTATTTTATTTAGTTCTTCCATTGTTTTTGGCGAAGTTGATTGGTGCTGAAGGATTTTTGAAGTGTGAGAAAATAACTCTTCTTTAAATTTAAAAAGATTATCATCTCTCTCTTTATTATTTTTAGTCAATTCTTCTTTAATTATTTTTTTTATTTCGGTTGGATCGCACATTAGTTTTTAGTATTCAAATATTTAATAACTTCTTTAGGTTCAATAAAAACATCTTTTCTGTAATCACTTTGCTCCCAAAATCTATATTGAAACTTTCTTAAATTTTCTCTACTCTTCAATAAATTCACATTCTCTTTATGCCCAAATATTAATGAATCACCTTGCCCCCATAATACAATAGCTTTTTTATTTTCAGACCAGCATAAGTGTTGAAGGTAGCTATCTATACAAATTATATTTTTTGCTTTTTTAATTAAGTCAATACTTTCTTTTAATGGAATTGGTTTTGTTATCTCTATTATATCATCATTTAGCAATTTTTTCAACTCATCAATATACGGATAATTTTTAGGATTTTCCTTACCATTTCTCAATTCTTTACTTTTTAGATGTAACAAAATCATACTCGTTGAAATGAAGGAAATGGCGAATTATATTGATCTACTATTTGTATTCCGTATTCCTCAAACATAAATGACCATCCAGCATCCACCCATATATTACCTGCGTTTGGCGAATAGCCACTATTTTGAGGATATTGGCCGACATTTTCTAATCTCCAATAAATACAATTATTATTATCTCCAACTGAACCTGAATCGAATAAAACAATCGCATATTTTACCCCAGCAGTAAGATCAACTGAGGTAAAGGGTATTTCATACCACAGTCCTTCAATTCCCTCTTCCACAGAATCAGACTGTATATAACCGACTGTTAAACCGCTACCACTTGGCTTACCATCTATCATTGAATCAATAACGACATAAATATTTCCATTGGGAGAACCGAGTTTTCCTAATTTTACCCTAACACTTGTTATTGAATGAGTAACAGTAGGGACAAATGTCTGCATAAGCCAGTTATCCTTAAATATTGAAGTGACTGTATCATCATTTATATTATAGTGTTCAAATAGCATATAATTTTCGATAAGCTCCTTCTAAATCTCCCTCCCAATTATTTTCTTCCATCCATTTATATAGATTATGATTTTCTTTATTTTCTAGTCTCTCTCCCTCAGCGATGCTAATAATTTTTTCTCCTTCAAACACCTCAGGATAACAACAACTAATCAAAACTTTTCCATACTTCTTTTTTATATCCGGGAGAACCTTACTAAATACAATATGATCACCCAATCCAGAATCCAATATAATTAACTTTTTATCTTTTCGAGTGAAATCTAGCCATTCTCTAAAAATCTTATCGTCATTCTCATAATCTGATTGACTGGCCATTGTTCTTGTCCCGCCTGTAGCGCTTTTGAAGTGCCAGGTTATTGCTGGAGTAATTAAAATTTTATAACCAGCTAATTTAAGCGCATAAGTAAACATCGTTTCTCCCCTGAAAGACTTATTGCTTAGTCCTAGGTGAAAATTGACTATTCCCGCGCGGAAAATAAATGAATTATGGAGGTGGTCGACTTCTTTTGTTCCTTTAATTTTAAACCATTGTTCGTTTTGAGTAGTTAGGTCATTGATAGCTGAACCGATATTATTGCTTTCCCATAGTGGTGGAGTTAGAATCGAACCTCCAACCGCGCCAACCTCATCTGTCATCTGTGCTTCTAGTTTTTCTAACACGTCAGGTTCCGGAATATTGTCGTCATCTACTCTCCAGCAAAGTTCATACCCGGATTGATTTGCCATTTCATCATTAAAATGCTGCCCCTTCTTTTGTCCAAAAACAACATCCCATCCGATTCCTTTTTCGTCTAGCATTTTTAAAAGGTATAAATACGCCTCATTTTCCCTGATATCTTTTGGATTATCGTTATCATCGTAAATAGTAAGGTGGTCTGGTTTTCGTGTTTGCATCGCCACAGATAAAATAGCCATTGGTAGATAGTTTTCGTAGCGTCCCCTAGTACAAATATAAGCTAGAATCTTCATAATCTTTTTGACCAGACAGAACCTTGAGCGATTCCTGTGTCTATTTTAAAATGCTCGTCATTTAATCTTATATTAAAATATTTTTCATTCACTGCTCGTCCTACGCCTTCCCAATTACCATAATCATGCCCGGATATAGTTCCACTTTTTTTAACCTTGCACTCCCAATTTTCTATATCTTTTTTAACATCTTCATATAAATGTGAAGCGTCTATAAATAATAAGTCGAATGTTGCATCTGGAATTTTATTTACTATTTCGTCTGTATAACCTTTGTAAATAATAACCTGGTCTCTAATCCCAAATCTTTGAATGTTTGTCTCAAATAATAATTGATAGTCTAGCTCTTTTACTTCACAATCCGTTCCATTGAAAATATCTACAACAACTACTTTCAGGTTCTTTCGCTTGATAATATCAGCTACTGAGCATAGACTTCTTCCTTTATAACAACCTAGTTCTCCGATAGTTCCGCCTTCTGGAACATCTTCAACTAGTCTTCGATATTCTGCGATATCTCCTCCATAAAACCAACCTTCCGGTAACTTATATTTATACTCTAATCTCTTTCGAATATCTGCGATATGTTTAATCCACATTTCCTTATGTTCATTATCCATCATAGTTGCCTCGCCTGCGTGATAACTCATAAACCGATTCACATTTATTCCGTTTATTACTTCATTATTTTCATCAGGTACTTGAATTATTTTATAACCTAGCTGTTCAACTTGCAAACAAAATTCTATATCTTCTCCGCCTCCCGGACTCCAAGATTCGTCAAATCCTCCTATCTTATCCCAAATTTTTCTAGTTGTTGCCATCAAAAATCCAACCGCAAACATTCTTTCAACTGACTCATCCCAGATTTTCAAGTTACAAGTTATTCCGATATTATCTTTGAGGGGTTTTACAAGAAAATCTAGCCATTGGTTTTTTGGTTGATCCAGTAAGACAACGTCGTTGTTCATTAAAATTATAATATCACCAGTCGCTACTTTTACTCCTTCGTTAGTTGCCTTAGTATAGCCTAATCCTTCATCAAACCAAACTAACTTAAATGGTTCTCCTAGACTTTCAACATATTCTTTCGTTCCATCTTTGCAACCATTTGCAACAACTATTATTTCCACGTCTGATAAATCAGTATATTTCTTAATAGACTCGCAAGCTGGTTTTAGACAATCTGAGAGGTGATTGTAAGTCGGAATAATTATTGAGATCATAATTTTTTAAACATATTAGTCTATTTCGTAATTAGGTCATCCCCACATATTTGACCACTCCTTGTTCTCGGATATAAAGCCGATTATTTGTTGTGTCATATCCCATTTGTCCGTCTTTTGTAAGTTCGGTTGTAGTCAATGCTCCTGAAAAAAATGCCATATTTCCATCAACACGGTAACCCAGATTTTTATCAGCGAAATCCATTGCCAATGCTTTGGAAAATCTCACAATATCGTCATAACTCGGATACCACACATAAAACAAAGTCGAACCTTCATAAAAAGCCACTTCTTTGAACCACGTGTTGCCGTCTGAGGTTGAATGTTTTAGTTTCAGTGTAATTGCCGTAGCAGAGGCGGAGATTGTTTTTGAAACTCCAATATTCTGCCAAGCGTCAGCAGTTGTATTCGTGGCGGACGCTGTTTCTATTCCGTCATCAATCGAAACTTGCATAGTTGAAGCAACTGTTTGATATGCTTTTGCCACAATAGAAACTTCTTTTCCTCGCAGTCTTTCCACTAAGTCTTCGGGTAAAGTTTGAGTAATTAAAGCGTCAGTCGTTGCTCGTCTGATTTTTTGTCCTCGATACATTGTTGCGGCGAAAAGTTTTTTGACTTGGGAATCGGTTAGAGCGACTGAAAGAACGCCAGCGTTTTGGATAAGGCCGTCAAAAAACCAGTTAGACGAAAAAACACCAAGACGGCCTATTGAAAAGTCTCCATTTGTATCAGAATGCGAACCACTTGCTGCAACTTCTTTTTTTATTCCATTTATCCAAATTTTATTTTTTTGTAATACAGAATCGTAAACTCCACATATAAAATACCACTTCCCCGTTTCAATTTTTACATCCGAAGTAACTGCTGGATTTGTAGTAAGTGCGTCTAGGTTGAATCCAATCGTATTAGCACTACCTACATATAACCCAGCCCAAGGAGTTGCGTTGCTAGGAGATTTTCCCATAATTGCCATTTCAGCAGCAGGGAGAGATTCTGCTTTTATAAACGCAAACCACGTTTGACTTCCAGCAATTTCTAAATTAGCACAAGAAGCGTCTGCAATCGTGAAATACTCCGAGTTGTCTCTTTCAAAATCTCTCGCCTTACCCATCAATCCGTCATCAGAAGAAAGAACAGTATTATTATCAGTCAAATGATACCCATTAGAAGAAAGGTCAGTTGCATTTCCACTGGCTTCATTCAGATTCCAAAGTCCTTCAATATCTCCGTCTGAAATTCCTAAAAGAGCAA